AACTTTATGAATCGTTTGTCTAGATCTATTCAATAGTACTGCGGTTTTGGCTACAGATTGATGATTATTATAATACGCCTCTATCATTGCAAGTTCATTTGATGTAAGATGGGTATAGGTCATTTGTCTTCACTCCTTATAATTCTTTTGCGGGAACTATCTTGAGTGTAGCACAAATGACTTTTTTATTTGTCTAGCTTAATTTTACAATCGGCGAAACTTAAGTTCAGAAACTACAATCTATCTTAATTTTGACACTAACGCTACCTAGCCACTAGAACCCATAGTCTAGTGGCTTTTTTATGTACGAAAAAAAGACCACTAAATAAGTGATCTATTTTTCTTGATTATTGATAATAAAAAAGCGTATAAAATCTTTTCCAAATTTTGATATTTTCAATCTATCCTTCGCTTTAAGACTTATCTTACTTTTGCTAGTTAGACTTTTCAATTTTATTTTTCTTTTCCCAGACAAAGAATTTAATATGCTCTCTGTAGAATTTCTAATTTCCTCAATAGCAATTTGCATTTTTTTTATGTCTTTTGCAAGCTTATCATCATATTCATTTTGCATTAAGCCTAACCGATATAAGTTCTCTCTAACTGCAACATATTGGTCGTAATTGATATCGAATGCTTCTAATAACTCTGTATAGTTATTGTATCCATCGATATCAGCAAATGTATTGGTTTTATAGGACAATTTAAGAACTGAAATATCTAAAATAGTCAGTTTATCAAGCGTATCAAAATATAAATAAGCCACATCAAAAGATGGATTATCCAAATTCAAAAATTCTGAATAACCATTAATCATAAATTCAATTTTTTCTGCTTGATTAGTAGATTCAATTTTCTTCATGACCATTTCAAATATTTCGTCTAAAACTTCCTTATTTTCTAAAGATTGTTTTTCAAATTTCTCCTTCAATTCTTCGTTTCTTCTACTGATTGCTTGAACCATAATCTCTAAGTTTCTTATTTTCTTATTCGTCCTAAACTCAGTTATAGCTCCCCCAATGCCCGGTATCAAACCAGCTCCGTAATCAATCAATATATCACCACCTTGCTTCACAATTTCATTTGTTAATAAAGGTAAAGCATTTTCTTTTAGAAAGTCTTTTCCCTGATCAGCTACTATTGACAAAACATTTTCAAATAAAAAATTTTTAACTGCATTTGCTTTCTCTCCCACAATCGTTATCCCCTTTACAAATTTATATATACAGAATAACTGATTATGCGAATAATAAAAAGACCGCACTCAGAAGTGCAGTCTCAGATAGGAGGGAAAATCTTAACCGTCATTCGATCGTAAAGGTAGTTACATTTGAATTATTGACGATATTTTTATTTAAGCAGCAAAAGCTACTTATTGACGTGACAGGAGTCGAACCTGCATGTACTTGATTGAAAACCAACCGCTCTCACCAATTGAGCTACACGCCATACCAGAAGGAGCTACCTCCTAGCAATTGCTAATAAATCAAATTAACCTTTGCACACTCTCGTCAGAATGTTTTCCCATCAGGACGTAGCTTTCGCAGACTTTCACGGCTAAAATGATTATGTCACTGACAAGGATTTGCACCTTGTTTGGTCTATATTCCACCACAGTGACCGATCAATCAAACACCAGCAAAAACAATTGATTAAGTTTATCCTAAACGTACCTAGCTGCTACTCTATGAGTTTAGGAATTGCTCTCGTGCGTAAGCAGCTGCCGCAGAGATCTGGTTAATGTTCTTATCGTCATATGCTGGGATAGAGCAATATACCTAACCTCGACTAGTATGAATCAGGTAGTTACTACTGCATTCCTAGCAACTATTTGTGTCACTTGCAAACCTGTAGAAAAAAGAGGAGGTTATTCACCTCACTTCATTTTATTGAGAACGTGAGTCTGCAAGTGACCATCGAAAGTCAAATCAAACGGTGACTAAACCAGAAAGCGTTGTGTAATGTGTCCATTTCTTTGACTTTCGATATTACTATATTAGCATTCAAATTCGTATAAAAACCGCCAACTTTACGCCAAAAAACCGCCAAAAATTATTTATATGCAATTATTTTTCCATTGCGGTAAGCTTCTGCGAATTCAATCAAAGCTTCTGATTTCATTCTTTGAATACTTCTTTCGGAATAGCCGACTTCTCTAGCAATCTTGTAATTAGAGTAATGGTCCTGCACACAGAAACTATAGTGCAAAATTTGTCTGCTAGTTAGGCTTAATGCCATAAGCCCAGATAAAATTGCGTCTCTTTCTGCTTCTGCATCTGCTAATTGTACTAGCGCATCTTCTGCTTTGTTCCCATGACTTTGGCTTTTAGGCATATCTGTAATAATTGGTGATTTTAAATCTATCAAAGAGCGACCAGCTATTCGCTCTAAACGTCTAAAATTCTTCAACACATTTCTGGCATTCGCTTTTGTTTGTCGAAAATCTACTTCTTTTAGCAATTGAATCAAGTGGAATCGCTCCTTTTGTGGTATAATAACTATGTCGAAAATATTTCTCACAGCCGGAGCAATCTGGCTTTTTTTATTTTCTACTAAATATACTTTTTACAATACGTACTATGAGATAGTATTTTCAAATACATTTACTCATGATATAATCATATTAACTTTCTTGGGGATTTTATTTCTGAAATAAATTTCTCCTTTTCTATGATAACTGGCGGAAAACAGTTATCGATAGTTCCTGTCTCCACCAGAGACACAATGTCAACCTTATTTGTTGGCACTATTAGCACTTTACTTGGGAAAAGTGCTAACTACCACATTAGTCAGCCATTGGTCGGCTGGCTTTTTGTTTGCAAAAAATCGGCTAGTTATTGTAAAAAAGTTGCAATAAGTTAAAACTCCAATGTAATTGGCCTCCCGTATTTTAAAATTCTCCATTCGCCATCTTTTGTATTGGTTTTATTCATATGATTTCTTTCATCACGAGCTATCGTATAATCGAAAAATAAATCGGCTTTCTCTGCTCCATGTAAGTACTCAACATACACTCCATCAACTTGCCTTCCTAAGATAAAAACTTCTGGATAACTCATACGCTGGAACCCCCTAAATATAGCCCTAATCCCAAAATAAACGAGCATGAAAGGAAATAAACAAGGTCACTGCTTGTTATGTCATTGCCATACACGAAATAGCTCACGGTTGCTTTGGCTACAAGAATCATTATTGCAATGCCACTAACTTTATTTATTACTCTTTTCCAGTTGCGTTTCATTTATTCACCATCCACCTTCACAGCAAACGGCCAATAGCGCTCATCAACTGCTTTGATTTCTTGTTCTGTTAACATATCCACCTTTTCCTTACATGTCGTAAAATCAATTGCTCCCGCTAAATTTAAAAAAGTATATCCTGTGTTAGTCGCCCCTTTGTCTGGTAATAAAACGTGATATAAAGGTCCCTTCTCGACTTCGTAGCCGTCAAGCCATGCGTGAGCAAACAACTCATGATTTTCAAAAGTATCAAGCCAGTCTGATACTTCTTTAGCTTTTTCTATATGCATCGTATCTCTAAGCTTACTTGTTGCTGAGCAATACAGAGTGCACTCTAATCCTTTGCATAACTCAATCCATTCTGCCACGAACTTCGGAACAACGACTTTTTTCGGTTCGTCTAGCTGTTTTGCTAAGCTAATTGCTCTTTCGTTGGCATAGTCAGCACCTCTCAAATAATCAAGGCTGTCTGTAGAAACTTCTATGCATTCTAACTCTTCAATCAATTCTTGTTTATTCATCGCTGTTTCCCTCCTATGGATATGCATTTATTGCTTTGCCATAACAAGTAGAATCACATGCTTGATAAGTTAATTGCCACTTATCATTCATATCAATTTTTTTACCGCATTCTACACACCTGACATTCCCATCTTCGCTATATCCGTTTTTAATTAGCCACTTTTTGAATTGCTTATTTTTTTGGCGTTTATTCAACAAGATTCCTCCACTTCGTTAAATCCGCAAACTAATGAGTTCATGTTCCAAATGCCGCCGCCTTCAAGAGCAACTTTTCTTTTGTCTTTCTCAGGAAATTCAAGAATCAACCCATTCACTAATACTGTTTTTACTACTAAAAATTTGTCTGTGTATTGTGGAACTCCTTCACCGATATACTTTACTTTGTCTCCTGGTTGAATACTCATACTCATTCCGATACCTCCTAAAGCAAACCGCTGTCAATCAGCAATACTTCGCCTTTTTCTTCAAGATTTTCTAACTGATTGAAAGCTTCTTCTGCGCCAGTCTTGTCACCCTCTTCAGTATGACTTTTAGCAAGCATTTTGAACGCTTCGTATTTATCAATTGTTTTCATATCATCGAAAAACTCTTTTTCGTCTTCTACTTCGCAAACAATATCCTTGTAAAGTTTTAAACATTGTTTTTCATCTTTAGCAGCGATTAATGCAAAAAAAGGTTCTTTAATTTCGTAAAATTTCATTCTGCTTCCTCCTCTACAAAATCAATAATTTCAATCCCCACAATGTACTCACTTAACTCTTCCCATACATCTTCGACTAACAATTTGTCGCCTTTATCATTTTTCAAAGTCATTGTAAACCAGTCTTCGCCATCATCATCTGTATCAAACCATTCAAAATTGATTGGATTTTCTTTAAATTTCATGTCATATAAATCTTCTTCGTCTATGCCTAATATGTCTAACCCTTTACAATTTCCACTTTTTACAAAGGTAACAAATCCTTTGTATACACCTCGTTGGAAACTTACTTTGATTGTATGCAGGCCCCATCGGATATTTGGATCATAATTTTTCATTTTTCTTCCTCCTTTAAAATAGCTAGAATTTTTTTCGCTTTTGTTTTATCAGATGTATAAAATAAGCTATGCTCTTTGCCATCAATACCTTTAAATTGGACTGTCTTTTTTTTATTTACATAAAACCAATCTACCACTGCTTGAATAGCCTCATCTGTAATTACTCGACGATAATTTACATCCATCAAGCCGTCTTTGGCTTTACCAAGATAAATATCTCCACTTAATAATGCTGTTACTAAACGTAATTTTTCATAAGCCATTTATTTTTCCTCCTGTTCAAACCATTCAATAAATGCACTTAATAATTGAAATTGCCGATCCTTATCCAAAGATAGATAAGCACTACATACATTTTTAGGCGCATGCCAAGATTGTAATTCCCACAGACAACTGATAGGAAACATATTCTCTTTTTTCATTTCTTCTTTCAACCAATTAAGCACAATCTGCTGATTTTCATTGAGTTTTGATTCTTCAATAAGTTGTTTGATAAAACGTTCAATAAAATCTATAGCATTTTGTAAGTATATTTCTTCTGCTTCACGTGGTTTATTACCAAGCAACACACGCTCCATTTCATCAATTGCTGAATCTAATAAACTAAAATCTCTCATTCTGCACACTCTCCAATAGTTCTGGGTTATCCCATACATTTCCGATGACTAATAGTTCAAAAAGTGGGTATGTCTTATTTGGATCACCTGAAAATGACCCTAAAAAAGAGTCATAGTAATCTACACCATCACTTTTAAACACGAATGAACAGTCTTCCCAAATAACATCAGTAATGTATTCTGAAATACCTTCATTTGTTACTTCTATTATTTTCAAAATATCACCCTCAAAAATTTCAACGCCGTTCTTGTCTTTCAAGCCTGTTGATTGCATGATGACATAAGGAAATTCATCCCAATTAAAAGTTGTATCATAACTTCCTATCTCTATTTCAGACGTACCAGGACTGCCTTTAATCTGAAAATCCGTAATTATGGCCATCATGCTATTCGAGTCATCAAACAAAGGTGTAACGTTTTCTAGCATTTCTTTCTCGTAGGTATCCCACGCTCTAAACTTCGGTATCATTTTGCACCTCTTCATAGCGAACACTAAACACATGAGGATCACTGTACAAGCCATTTACTGATTGCTCCATCTCAACAATTGTCTTGTTGTATTTCATAATTGTGTCCTGCAATTCTTCACCCATGAAACACTGTTTGTAAATCAATCTATAATTTTTTCTCATGTTCAAAAACTCCTCTACTTTTTTAGTCTTAATTTGGTTCAGTACATATTTTTTACTGATAATCATTTGATTGTTACTATCGCTTATATTTTCCTTGTCTTTCCGTTGAACAACAGTTATTTTACCGAGTATCGAGTTATCATAGACTTTCTGAACAATCCCCTATAATGGATGCTTAAAACAGCTATGAGCTCTAAACTTTGGAATCATCTTCTCCACTCTCTTTTCTTTATCTGATTTTTATTAGTAGACAGGCCGCTTTTCACATGGTTCATTAAAATTCTCTGCGTTTATTTTCCAAAAATCGTTGACAGCTTTTTCATATTGTTCTGCGTTGTAAGAATAGCCTTCGTCATCTTTTGACAAATGAATTAAATTGTTATTGTGATAAATAGCAGCAGAAAGTTTGTTATACAACGGCTCATGGTCAAGCCACGACTTGCCTATTTCCATAACAGTGACAGTTGGACCTGTACTTAAACCACTCAAAACTCTGATTTTTTGAGACATCATTTGTAATTCCCATGCACGAATTTTATCTGACTTTCTTATCATCTTCTTCACTCGCTTTCATAAATACTAACCAATGTGTTTTTGCTCTTTTATTGCCGTACAATGGCTCACAATCAATTGTGCTTAATATTTCAGATAACTTGATTTGTTCCTCGTTCCATTTAAAAACTAACGTCCCATTGGGCTTCAAAACCCTCATACACTCATGAAAACCTTTTTGTATATCTTCTTTCCAAGTTTTCTCGTTTAGCTTGCCATATTTTTTGGCCAACCAGCTGTTATTACCACACCTCAATAAATGCGGAGGATCAAATACAACATGATAAAACGAGTTATCTTCAAAAGGCATCTTTCTAAAATCTGCAACTAGATTAGGATTAACATCGATAACATGCCCGCTGTCTAATTTTTCGTAATGTTCTCTGTTGTCCATAAACAAAACTTGTTCGTTTTGCTTATCAAACCAAAACATTCTGCTACCACAACAGGCATCAAGTATTCTTTTCATAATTTCAAAGGAGTAAAGAATTCTTTGTGGTCGACCAAACCTCCACTCCCTTCTATAAATTCACTGGCTCTTTTTTATAACCAGCATCAATCAAAATTCCCTCAATCACATAAAGGTCCGTTTTATGCTTTAAACTAGCCTTAAATTTCTTCGCAATATTTCTAGCTGTTTCTAAAGAAACGACTTCATATGTTTTAGCCAATGCATCCGCAATAATTGCGGATGTTGGCGTGTAATAAATCTCCAGCAAAATGAACACTCACTTTCATTTCATAAATCTAATTTAAATGTTCAGCTTTATATTCCCAGAATTTGTTTCTAGGCATTCCTAACGCTTCTATGATTGCATTCACTGAATAACCAACCCACTGCAAATACAAATATTCTTGAATGGTGAACTTGTCTTTATCAATTGAGCTGATTGGTTTAGATTTATCCATTGTTTGCTCACCAATATCCTTACCAAGCAATTTAATTTGACGATAGACCATGCTTTTGGGATGTTTATACCAGTCTGGGTTTTCATTCATTAACTTAAGCATTTCTTTTCGCTTTTGCTTTTTTTCAGCTTGAATACGTGCTATATCTTCAAAAATTACACTGTTCATTCTTTAACCTCCTAGAACGGCAGATCATCGTCGCTAATGTCGATTGAATTACCTGCGCCTGCGAACGGATCTACATCTCCACCAAACGACATTTGTTGGCTGTTATTTTGCTGATTTAAGCCTTTATTTTGATTTGTGGCATAATTACTCTCGAAATTGTTTTGAACACTTGTACCGCTGTTCTGTGAAGTCTGAATGCTATTTCTATTCTCGTTGGTACTTTTTGACTCTAATAATTGGAAACTCTCGCAAATAACTTCAGTCACATAGACACGTTGGCCTTGTTGGTTGTCATAATTACGAGTTTGAATTCTGCCAACAACTCCTAATAATGTTCCTTTGCGAGCATAATTAGCCATTGTTTCAGCAGGCTTACGCCAAATTACACAGTTGATAAAATCCGCTTCTCGTTCGCCGTTTTGGTTTGTAAAGTTACGGTTCACAGCAAGAGTAAAGCTTCCAACTGCAGAACCACTTGCGGTGTAGCGTAAATCTATATCTTTCGTTAAACGTCCAACTAACACAACTTGGTTTATCATATTGTCACTCTCCTAATAATTCTTGTTTTTGTCGTTCTAATTCAGCTAATTCTTCAGGTGATAAAGGTACATCTTCTTGCATCCCATTCCAATTTGGTAACTGCTCTTGTCTCACTGGCGCCTTAGAATACGCAGGCTGTTTATTTGTTTGAGATAAATCATATTCATCGTTATAACGATCATCACGGATCCAACGAAATAATTCTTGTGGATGGTACCAATCGTTTAATTTAATATACGCAAGATAGTCTTTATATCCTTTTTTGAACGACTCTAAATCTTCTTCCGTCTTGAACTTCTTTAAAAATTGTTCTCTAGCTTTTTTCTTGTTGGTTTTCTTTGGATAAGTTTTCCAAACTTTTTCGAATAATTCAGGCATAGTTGAGCTCGGCTCAACACTATTCTTTTTATTCTTTGTATTATTCTCTGTATTATTAAGTAATGTATTATTATCTTTGGCGTTTTCGCCTATACCCCTATAGTTATTTTTACCTATACCCTCTAGTTGTTTTCGCCTATACCTATCGGTAATTTTAACTACACGTCTCTCTATTGATTTTGTCCCTGATTTGTACTGATAGCTTACGTCAATGTAGCCTTTTTCTTTTAATCCAGATATAAGTTTAGAAACCCTATCTTTACTAAGACCAAAGAAATTTGAAAAGTATTCATTGCTAGCAAAACAGCCATTTTCATTGTCTAAACTATCAATCTCAACTATCAAAAATTTTTCTATCCAGCTTAATTCATCATCAAGCCAAACGTTTTTAGGGATCCAAATACCTTTAAACGCTCTCTCCATTTGTTATCCCCCTATGTTTAATTTTTTACGTTCATCCGTATTCAATTTCACTGGTTTAATTTGATACTTATTCAAAAAGTTCTTAGTACCTATTTGGTGCTCCTCTTGATGGTGCTGACGACATCCTGCATAAAATGTGAATGTCTCATGATTAATCTTTTTGCGATTACGCCCCATACCAACAACTTCAATATGGCAAACGTCAGCATGCTTACCGCAAATACAGCACTTGCGATATTTCAGGCAGTAATAAAACCATTTGTTATTTTCAAGCAAGTATTGGTATCTTTTTTCCAGTGGTATATCGTTTTTCAAAATGAACTCAATCAAGAAACCGATCCACTCCGTCGCTTCATTCTTGGTAGCTCGACTATGTTCAAAATAAACACCACTCTTAGCCTCGTAGTAGTATTTCAAGACACTTTCAATCCATTTAGGTTCGTCATAGCTCCAACGTGCCACATCGGCTATTAGAACGTGAGAAAGTGCATTCTGTTTTTGAGACATCTGTCGATTATCTAAGAATTCAACTTTCGCTAAATTATCATCGTTATTAGCCAGAAGTTCGAGAAAATTTGAATTTATTTCATCCTCAAATTCGATGGCCAACATATTCCCTTTATGTTTTATGATTTTCCCAATCATTCAATCACTTCTTTTCAAAATCATTTGCAATCGGAGGATTTGCCTCGTCAAATAATTCTGTTTGTTCTTCATCGAGTTCGTTTTCACTTTGTTGTTCCACAGTAGGAACTTCAATCTTTTCTAACATTTCTTTCATACGCTCAAGAACTTTAGTTTTTACGTTTTTTAAAGGTACGTTGTTAATCTTGCTGTGCAACTCTTTAAACATATTTTCATGATTTTCAGATTGTGTAGCAAGTTCTGTAATACTACTAATTAATTCATCTTTTAATTTTTCTAAATCTATTCCTTCGCTACTCCATTCATATATTTTTTCGCCTACTTCTTTTGTTATTTTAAAAGGCATATTAAACATATTTGAGTTATCTTTTGTAGCTTCCGCTATGTGGTCCTGATCAATACGTAAAGCGATAGCAAATTCATATTCCAAACTATCTTTTTGATCAGGTTTCAACCCTAGTTTTACTACTTGTGTTTTACCTTGTTCATTTTTTTCCATGTCGTAGGCTTGCTTACTTCTAGACGTTCCAATCACATACATTGAATTTCCTGTTACTAACTTAAGAAATTCTTTCTCTAATGGTTTTACTTTATTCCAAGCCAACATTTGATTTTTAGAGTTGCCTCTCTGATGGTTTTCTACTTGTTCTAAAATGCCACCTTCACCACTCCAAGCATGCGTTAGAGAATCGACTATAACCACTTCAACCCCAGCTTGTTTGAATAAATTAAAAGCCTGTATATATCGCTGTACAGTAAATGGTGCTTCAAAATCAATATGCAAAAATTCCCCTATGTCGACATTTCCAATGGTTGAATCAGCATATAACAACGATCGTTTGTGCTCAGTGTCAATGACACCTATTTTTTCCCATTGTTCTTGTTCTGATAAGTCTGAATGCATTTTTTCAATAATTCCTTTAGCAATAAACAACGCACTTACTGTTTTTCCACTACCACTTGCGCCAGTTATCATGATAGGAACTTTTATTTTTTCGCGTTTAGCCTTTTTTATTTCCATATTGAAACCTCCTATCTAATTCTCAAACTCTTAGTTTGAACTAATTCTGCACCTTTGATTTCTTCATGTTTCAGTTCTTCTTTCAAAGCTGTTTTATCAACTTTGGGAGGTTGAGGAATTAAAAAGCCAATAGGAATTAATTTTTCGTCTATAATATTCACAGAAACTGGATTGTTTTGAATTCCTACATTGAATAATTCGCCCTTGATTTTCGTTTTGCCGACCTTTTCCATTTCATCTTGCAGATATCCTTTTAGGTTCTTTACATTGTTAGAAAGCGTTGTTTTTCGTGACTGTAGCCGTTTGATTTCTTTTTCAACAATAGATATGTTGCTCTCAAGTTCTTTAACTACTTTTGCTGTGTTTTCTACTTTTAAATCGATTGAATCGCTAATACTATCTAACGTATCTTTTAATGTTCCATCATCAAGCTCTTCAGCTAATGACAAAACTTTTAAATAATCGTTGCTAAGTTCATAAAGTGTTGCCACGGCTATCTTCCTCCTCGTCATATTCCCATTCTGGTTCGATTTTCTGTAATTCTTCTGACGGCTCTGTTAAAAATTGATCTAGCGCATCTGCTTCACTACGATTCATTCACAAGACCTCGTTTCTGTGATATAATTTTCTTAGTATATTTTTGTATGCGACTTATTGCTTGCCGGCTTAAGTCGCTTTTTTGTCGTCATACAACACCTCTGCGCTCTTTTTGTTGTGCAATGTATATTTTATTTTTTTGTTGCTGGTACCATAAATCAGCAAGTTTTTTCGTTTGCTGTAATTTTTCTTTCCTTGTCATTTATTTACCTCTCTATCTTCAAGTGCCAGATCATAAAACAGTGTCCAAATGATGAATAAGCCGATATATACATTTTGGATAATCGGATTAAAATTTCCGCCTACTATCAACCCCAATCCGAAAACGATTAGCAACACTGCAATTCTTCTTAAGTTATAAATTTTTCTCATTTCATTTCTCCTTAAATATGCATTCTATTTTGAATCTCTAAGTATCTTAAAAATTCAAGTTCTCTTTCAATTTGATAGGCTTTTCCTTCGGTCAGTTGTTCTGATTGTCTAAGCGCTGCTCTATCATCTTGTAGCTGTTTACGCTCTTTTTTGATTTGGTTGAGTATCCAACTTTCTTGTTCAGTTGTATAAGCCATAATATTCTCCCTACGCTATGTCGTTTAAGTCTAAACTCATTTGTCTTACAACTGTTTTTGTGGCTGTGGACGGCTCCCAGTCATTGATATATTCAATTACCATTGGATAATGTTTTTCTCTTAACTGTGATCGGGTACCCACGCCTGTAATTTGCTTAATACCTGAATTAATATCTTTGTATAGCTTGCCACGCTGTTCCTTTGTGATTTTTCCAAATCCTCTTGCTACTTCTGCTACTCGTTGATGAACTCGACGTGATAAGTAGCCATAATCATCTGCACCGATTTTTTGATTGTCTTTTAAGTCGGCTACTTCTTTTTCGATTACATCTACACGCTCATTTGTTTCTTCATTTGCTGATAAAGCAAGCATTGCCAATTCTCTTTGAGAGGTTGGAAGTTTAGGCTGTTGAATTTCTTTTTCCATTTGATTAAAAGCTTCAATATATTTCAATTTAAATTGCAAAGCTTTTTGACCAGTGAACCCCATTGCTAACAAAGTGAAGCCGTCGCGATTCATAATAACTTGGCGATAAGATTGTTTGTTTTGTGGATGAATGTAGGTATCTTCGTAAAATAGGTCGGCATAATTTTGTGCCACCCCCTCTTTTAATTCATCAATGGCTTTTAGAACAACTTTGTGTTCTTTTCCGAAAGTTTCTGCAACTTGTAAACTACTTGTTACTGCTTGCTGGTTTTTCATTATTACTAAATTGTTCATTTGGTTTACTTCCTTTCTGGTATAATTTTCTTATCAGCAAATGGTCTGCTGAAATAATTCATAAGGTGGTGATAAAGATATGAATATTTCTAATTGGATTGAACTATTGGGTATTGTTGCGTCATTCTCTCTTTCAGCGGTTGCAATTTGGCAATCTCGTAAATCGATTAAATTAACCGAACAATCAATCATTGATTCTAATAAACCTTACGTTGTATGTTATCTAGCTATGACCGACGTAGGTTTCTTTGAAAAATACTTCGTTATAAAGAATTTTGGTAATACTCCAGCTAAAATTATTGAAATACAATCTTCAGCAAAAATATCTAGCGTAGGTTCGAACTTATATTTACAATCGTTAACTAATACTGTAATCGCACCTTCGCAGAAATTTGTAACAGCTTTTAACTCAGAATATAAAAAGAATGAACTTATTGAAGTTAAAATTGTTTTTGAAGACTATTCAGGGAATAGATACAACGAAACATTCTTATTAAACCCTGATTTTTCAGCTGACATCGCATATCATAGAAATAATTCAACAAAATATGGTGATGAGCATAATGATCTAAGAAATATTTTACATTCATTTGCAAAAAACAATTTATAATCGTGTATAAGTTGCTCTGTAGTCACTTTCAACTTTTATTTTAAGAAGTTCCGGTTTTATATATCGGGCTTCTTTAATTTTTGCCACTTCTTCTTCAATAACTTTAGTTAAATCATCTTCTTTACCTACAAAAAGAGACAAATTAATTTCTGTTGGAATCAAAACTTCCTCTGTCATTTTTTCATCTCCCATTCTGATTTTGTTCCACTCCTGATATAATGTTCTCAATTTTTGCTTGACGAGTAGTTATTTTCCTAGCTAATTCTTCCGATATTTTATCAATGTCACATTGCAGGTCTACATTAATACTATTTTGCTCTTCACTACTCACAATAGCTTGGAGCATTTTTGCTATCTCTTCTGGTGTTCCTTCGATTGTTATCTTCATGTTCTGCCTCCTTATATAGTTAAAGTTCTTTCTTAACAGCATTAAATTTCAAAAGTTTCTTTTAAAAATCGTTGCAACTCAGATCGTTCTATTCGTATATCTTGACCGCTCCAATGCTGTACTTTTAACCCCTTCGAAATCCAGCTACTTAATTTTTCATCACCGATTTCTAAAATCTTCCTCACCTGAGTTTTGTTTGGATAAGGTGGTAATTCAATAACCTTGGTCAACAAATTTAAACGTTTTTCAACCTCTTTTAAAACGACAAAGGTAATATTATTAGCTAATTCATCTTGAATTACCTCATCAGGTATATTCAGCTGCATATACTACACCTCCTGTTTTTCATTTTCTAATAACTCGTCAACAGATACATTTAAATAGTTGGAAACTTTTTTTAAACTAGATAAATTAGGATTTTGCTTATCCCATCTATAAATTGCGTTTTCACCTACCCCTGATTCTTTACCAATTTTTTTAACAGTTAAATTTTTTTCTAACGCAATCTTTTTGATATTTGCAACAATAGACATTGTCATTACCACACCTCCAATCCTTTATGATAAAACTAGTTGACAAAACTACCAAATATGGTACTATAGACATAAAGAAATAAGCATATCAAATCCGCCAAGATTTTATACTATTTTTTAGTATTATTTTGCTCATTTCTAATATCTGAAATCAGTATACTACCAAATTAGATAGTTGTCAACCATTTTCGGTAGATAATTTTATTTAGTATACTTTTTTCTCTGAAAGGTGATTATATGAATACGTTGGAAAGAATAAAGTTACTTGCTAAACAAAGAGGAATCACGCTCAAAGAACTTGCTAGCAAAGTTGGTATAGGGGAAAATTCTCTTTACCGTTGGGATAAAACAAGCCCTCAGTCTGACAAATTACAAAAAGTAGCAGATTATTTTGATGTTTCCACTGACTATTTACTTGGTCGTACTGAAAAGAAAAAATATTATGAGTTATCCGATAAAGAAAAGAAGGATATTGCTATTCAAGCAGAAGAATTAATTGAAGGGATAGCTAATGGCGAAAATCTTAATTTTTACGGTGAACCAGCTACTCAAGAACAAAAAGACCGTCTTTTAATTGCTATACGTACTGCGATGGAAATGAACAAAGAAGAAGCCAAAAAGAAATTCACACGTAAAGATTATAGAAACTAATAGGGGTTGGTATTATGAATAATTATGTCGAAAATCAATTCGATAAAATCGTCACAAAATACCAACCTAGCAGTGTCTACGACTTGGTAAAAAAGGCGAACTGTAAAATACTTTATGCTGATATAGATGATGAAACTGGAGGTTGTACACAAACTAACGACAGGTGTCATACGATTATTGTTAACGCAAATTGGCCTGAGCACTATCAAAAGTTTGTGATATTACATGAATTCAGTCATATAAAACTGCACAAAGGTGCTAGTACGCCTTTTTACCATTCTTTAGGGTTAGATACATTTGTTTCTAAAATGGAATGTGAAGCAAATTCTCTCGCTATGAAATTACTTCTGCATATGCAAGATCAATCAATTATACACGGACTAACAAAATTCCAAATTATGGATTATTTAGGATTACCACACGAACTATCAAAATACTTTTAAATAGCCATTCGGCTATTATTAATTTCACAAAAAAAGAACGTATGTTCAAAAGGAGTAATTAAAATGACTGACTTTAACAAAGCTTTAACTGTCAAGGAACTGATTTCCATACTAAATACAGTGCCACCAGAAACAAAGGTGCACTTTATCGGGGCCACTTTATGTTCAGGAAATTTACTTCCATTCCACGCACCTGTTTTTCGAGTATCAAAAGGGTATAAAATTACAAGCAACAACGAATTGTCTATAGGACTATTTGGAGTTCAAAAAAGTGATATAGAATTAAATATAGAGGAAAAATAATATGATAACATTTAATGATTTAACAAAAAATGAAAAGAAATTAGTACTACAAATGATTAGTGAATCGTTGGCTGGGGCAGAATTTTTCTCGAAAGAAAAATTAACAGAACACGATCGTGGGGTAATTTTTGATTATCTAATCAACAACTTACAAACAACTGTAAGATTTAGGGATAACAATAAAAATCATCCGCACTTTGACGAAATAAATGAATTATGTAAAAAATACTGGGAGAGATAAAAATGGCAATGATTAGGCAATATCAAAAGAAAAGCGGCGAAAAAGCATGGTACTTCAAAACCTATCTTGGGATTGATCCACTAACTAAAAAAAAGAAATACACTACCAAGAGAGGATTTAAAACACAAAAAGAAGCAAAAATTGCATTGGCAAGATTAGAGATGGAGATTGAACGTAACGGAATAAAGCAATCTTCTTCTATAACATTTCAAGAGATAGCAGTAATGTGGCTTGAAAACTACAAAAATACAGTTAAAGATAGTAGCTATTCTCGTACTAACATAATTTTCAATAAACATATTTTTCCTCACTTCGGAAAAATTGAAATAGCAAAAATAAATACAGCTTATTGTCAAAAAGTAGTTAATAACTGGCACACTAACGGGACATCAAAACAATACCCTTTATTTTTAAATTATATGAATAAAGTTTTTAAGTTTGCTATAAATATGGGAGTTACCGCCGAAAACCCAACAACCAATGTAATCATCCCAAAGAATAAGGAAACTGCAAATCCTAAAGATACGAAAATAAAATTTTACAACAAAGACCAATTACAAAAATTTTTAGAGTGTATACATCAACAGCCGCAAGAAAATAATTATATAACTATCAGAGATTATACACTATTTAGATTATTGTCTTTCAGTGGATGTAGAATAGGAGAATTACTAGCACTAACCTGGGATGATTTAAACTTAGAAACAGGAGAATTGCAAATAAATAAAACCGTTACAAAATCGGATACGTATTATGTATCCTCCACCCCAAAAACAAAAAAATCAAATAGAATAATCATATTAGATAGAATCACTTTAGAGTGTCTTAAGAAATGGAGATCAGAACAGAAGAAGTTTCTTTTTAAGTTGGGTTTCACTCAACCTTCAAGAATTTTTACTAATGACTCTAATGAGTTCACTATTAATCAATCCGTTACAGAAAGGTATAAGATATATCAAAAAAAAGCAAATTTACCTAATATAGGCTTACATGGATTTAGACATACACACGCCTCACTGTTATACAATGCTGGCGCTGATCATAAAGAAGTACAAGAACGTCTCGGGCACGCTAATATAAAGATTACGTTAGACACCTACACACATTTAACAGATGATAGAAAAGAAGTGACTACTGAAAAATTAGCTAACTACATCGGTTTTTGA